TCCAGTGGAGCGGGCATGTCTACAACCTGACTTCCTCGGAGGGATGGCACGCTGCCAACAGTCTCATCGTATCTAACTGCGATTGCAGGCATATCCCCAGCAGGGAAAGCCGGGCCGGTGATCTGACCACCGATCCGCAGGCGTACTTCGACAGCCTCACCGCCGAGCAGCAGAACAAGCTGTTCACCAAGGCCGGGGCCGAGGCGATCCGCGACGGCGCCGACATCACGCAGGTCGTCAACGCCCGCCGCGGTATGTCGACAGCACAGCAGAATGTGGCCGGCTGGATCCCGAAAGGCCGACTGTCCCGCATTGAGGTGTACGGGCAGCAGATCGCGACGACGACCGAGGGCGTCACCCGTCGTGGTGCCGCCTATCGGGCGATGAGTCAGGCCGGGTATGCGCGGCGACAGACCGATGTCCGCAACGGCCGTCGCTACTTCCGTGCCCGAGCACCGCGATTGATGCCCGAGGGCATCTACGAGATCGCTGAGGGTCGCGAGGACGCACTGCGATTGCTTCGACTCTACGGCTATCTCAACGACCGGCCGAGACGATCGCGTAGCCGGGCTGCGTAACCGCCCTTCCCGACCTCGTCGAGACGACGCGAGGTCACTTCCGATACTTCTTTGCCCGCAAGGGGCAGAGACCGACCTCTCGCAAGGAGAGACGCTCACCATGAAGACCACCCGTGTTCCCCTGTGGCTGATTCTGGGAGCCGGCTTCGGTGTCGGCCCGTTCGCACGAGCACCTCGCGCGAGCAGACTGCATCCCCGCCGCGACGGCGACGGCCACGACAACGGAACCCGCACCGACAACGGAACCGGCGACGACGGCGACGGTGACGATGGCACCGACGACGACGGCGACGGAACCGACAACGGTGACGACGACGGCGACGACGGCACGGATGACGGGGACGACGGCGCCGACCAGCTCGGCGACGCCGGCAAGCGCGCACTGTCGCGAATGAAGGACAAGCTCAAGGCCGAGAGAGCAAAGCGTAGGGCTGCAGAACAGCGCGCGAACCAGCTCGAGACTGACGGCGACGACGACGCCCAGAAGCGTCAGATCGAAGCTGCAGCGCTGGCCAAGGCCAACGACCACATCGTCCGCGCCGAGGTTCGCGCCGCAGCCGCCGGCAAGCTCGCCGACCCGGCCGACGCGATCGGCTTCCTTGATCTGTCCCAGTTCGAGGTTGGCGCCGACGGTGATGTCGACCAGGACGAGATCGCCGATGCCATCGACGATCTGCTCGAACGTAAGCCGTATCTGGCCGCGCAACGCGGCGACAAGAGCGGCGAGAAGAAGAAGGCACCGAAACCGGATCGCCGTCAGGGCGGCGGCCAGCAAGTGGCATCGGGCTCGGTCGACTCCGGACGTGCCCTGTACCGGGCACGCAACGCGAAGAAGAACTGACCTCCCGAAGGAGAGGCCCCACTATGGACCTGAAGATCACCACCGAACGGTTCGGGCAGGACGACCAGTCCTGGCTCGCATCCGCCCACGGCACCGACGCTACCCGCTCGATCAACGTCGATGTCACCACGTTCACCCCTGCCACCCACTACCCCGAGGGCTACCTCAAGTCCGGGTACCCGCTGAAGAAGGTGGCCGGCAACAAGTACGGACTGTGGTCCAACGGTGACACCGACCCTATCGAGGGTCACCTGTTCACCGCGCTGCGGGTGCGTCCCGGCACCCCCGTCGTCGTCGGCGCGCTGCTGTGGCATGGCGCCGTGGTCACGGCGAAGCTGCCCTCGTCCGTCAACACCGCGGGACAGGCCACTGCTCGCGACATCCGCTACTTCTGAGGAAGGTCTGAGCAATGGCACTTGTCATCAACAGTGACTACATCACTCCCGCGGACCTGACCGGTTACGTGCGCGAAGCGCTCGCCGATCAGCCGATCAACGACCTGGCGCTGATCGACAGTCTGCTGCCCGACACGGTCGTCGACGACGTCGACTTCCGGGCGAACATCACCCAGCACGGTCTGCGCCGGGCGGCGAAGTTCCGGGCCTGGGACACCGAAGCGCGGATCACCCCGCGTAAGGGCGTCGCTCGGATCTCGGGTGAGTTGCCTCCGCTGTCGGAGAAGCGACTGCTCACCGAATACGACCGGCTGCGCCTGCGGAACGCCAACCAGGCGATCGTCGATTCCATCCTCAACGACGCGGTCGAACTCGCCGATGCGCTGCGCACCCGCATGATCGTCGCCAAGGCTCAGGCCCTGGTGACCGGCGCGGTCTCGCTCGCCGAGGACGGCCTGCAGATCGAAGCGGACTTCCAGCGCGACGCCGCGCACGAGGTCACCGCAGCGACCCTGTGGTCGGGCGCAGGCGATCCCGTGTCCGACCAGGAGTCGTGGTTCTCGACGTTCCGCACCCGCAACTCCGGCAACCCCGCCCGGGCGGTCACCTCGCAGCGGGTGATGTCGACGCTGATGCGCAACCCGCAGATCCGCGCCTACTGCCTGCCGCCCGGATCGACGCAGGGCATCGTCACCCGGGAGCAGGTCAACGCCCTGTTCACTTCCTTCGGACACCCCCCGTTCGAGATCTTCGATGCGCAGGTCGAAGACGCCAACGGTGACCCTGTCCGTCTGATCCCGGACGACAGCGTCCTCTACGTCGGCGCGACGGCCAAGCTCGGCGAAACCCTGTGGGGCATCACCGCCGAGGCCATCGAACCGAAGTACGAGATCGAAGCGAGCGAGGCCCCCGGCATTGTCGTCGGCTCGTACATCAACGAGGACCCGGTCCAGCGGTGGACGAAGGCCAGCGGCATCGGCCTGCCCATCCTCGGCAACGCCAACGCCACGATGATTGCGAAGGTGCTCTGATGGCGCGCCTCGCGACGTTCGTGCACGTGCACGGCAAGGACGGCACCTCCCAGGTGTTCGGCCCGGACGACGAGGTCCCGAAGTGGGCACTCGCGCAGATCACCAATCCGAAGGCCTGGGCCGACCAGCCCGAGGCCGAGGACGTGGGGCCGGCCTACCCAGAAGGGGAGCCGTCCGAGTCCTGGAAGGTGCCCGCGCTCGTCGCGTACGCCCACGACAAGGAGATTGACTTGGGCGACGCCAAGCGCAAGGACGACATCCTGAAGATCATCCTCGAGGAGCACGATGACGGGGCCGGTACAGACGCTGATCAGCAGGACTGACGTCGCGAATCTGCTGGGGGAGACCCTGACAGACATCGAGATCGGCCAGGTCGACATGCTGATCGAGTTCGCGTCGGAGAAGTTGCGGGCACCCGAGCAGCGGGCGGTCGTCGGTGATATCGACGACCGCCTCGCCGACGGGAGTCTGCGCCCCGGACTGCTGCGTGGCGTCCTGGTCACCGTGGTGTGCCGGGCATTCGATGCACTGCGTGTCGGGCTGCGGGTGCGTTCGGAGCAGTACCCGGAACTGCAAACCACCTACGCCGACAGCCTCCCGGAGCTGGTGTATTTCACCGAGTCCGAACTCGCCGACCTCGCCCCGGAACCGGAGACCGGCGCAACCGGCAGCGGTGCCTTCACGATCCGGATCGGCTGATGCCGAAGCTTCCGGAGAAATGGACGCTGCTGGTCGACAACCCGCCGCTGCAGGACCCGTCGACGGGCAACTGGTTTCCGGTCTCTCCCACCCCGATCCCGTGGACTGGCTTGTTGCAGCAGCGGCAGCTGTCGGCCGCATCGGTGGACGCCGGCAACACCGAGTTCGCGCCCGGGCACGTCGTCTCGTCCTATGTGCTGCTCCTCGACCCCGGGATCCCGGTGATGCCCGGCCCGGAGAGCCGGTTCAAGGACGAGGACGGCGTCGTCTATCAGGTCGAAGGCAAACCCCGGGCGCGGAAGAAGACCCGCGGGTCCCGCCGCGTGACCTACATCGCCGCGAACGTGCGGTGCGTATCCGACATGAAGGAGTGAAACACCATGGCTGAAAACGAAACCGACGTCGAAACCGAATCGAGTGTCGTCAAGTTCACCGACGAGCACGGCCGCGTCAACTACGCGGGCCGCCACTCGAAGGCCTACCAGAAGCATCTCGCCCGCCAGAAGGCCACCGACGCCGAAACGGACGCAACGACCGAGGCCCCTGCGGCGACTGCAGAGTCGGTTCCCGAGACGCCGGCCGCGTCCGAACCGGCCGCGCCGGTGCGGGTCGTCGGCACCGATCCGGCCGGGCCCGATGCTGCTCTCGCGGACAAGCCGGCGCGCACCGTGCGTAAGGCCGACCCGAAGAGCTGACGATGGCTCGCGTTGTCATCTTCCCTCGGCGGGTACGTGAGCGGGCGTGGCAGATCTCCCGGCA